CAACAACGCCATCGTTGAGGACTAGATCCTCAAGATGCTCCATGTGAAGGTTCTTTTCTTCGGTGATAAAGGTAGATAGCTTTTTCATTCAAAACAACTTAAATCTAGTTTGCTCTTCTGGATCGTGACGCTTTTGCCATCAACAGGAGCAATGTTAAAAGGTGATTTCGCTTTCATAGAAAATTGCATTTCGAAAGTAAACTGATAGTTATCGTTGCCTTTGTATTGGACACGCGCACGATATATAGCTTTCGCAGAGTTACCAAATGTTGGAACACCTTTCAATCCAAGAGGATTTGTTTTACCCATAAGATAAAAACCATGTGTTCCAACGTTTACATAATATGTGTCTTTCTTATTATAGTATTCTTCGATCTTTGTTGCTGGGATTTCGCCCTTGATATCTTTGAATAACTTCAGATCGCGCTCGTATCTTTGGCGCGGTGTTTTCTTGCCAGCAGTTGCTTCCCATGTAGGATCTTTATCGCGCTTCCAAGGAATCTCTTTCCATTCCTTCTGAATGATCTTGAACAAACCAACATAATCAGCAAGATCCCTGATGAATAGCTTTTCTTTTTCATCAGCTTTAATCGTTCCGAATCCCCAAGGATTCTTTTTGTTTTTAATATCGTATTTGAGAACAAGCGAACCAGCTGACGCAGCAGTAATCTTAAGCTCGCAACCAGACTTGTTCTTTTTATACTGCAACATTAGGTCAGGTTGATCGTGACCAGCGCCTGCAGGAACAAATTCTTTAGGTACGAACCCCATAGGCTTCAATACTTTTGCTGCGTTCTGTTCGTATAGAAACCCTTGTTGTGCCGCCATTATTGTTCTCCTTTGCGTGGCTATTTATTAAACGCAAAAGGGGAGCGGCACCACACCGCTCCCCGACTAATGACGAAACAAGCACCTCCTTAGTCATTAGCCAATTGTGCGATATCCCAATACATGTTTCGCGGGATAATAAGCTACATTGACTGCCTTGCGCTGGTTTCCACCGAGCACTAGGATATAGCGGACTCCGTCGATAGTTTCTTCACCGACATAGAATCCAACGTGACCAGCTTCTCTACTTCTACCACGAGAAAAGACCACGACGTCACCTTCTTTTGGACTTCTTGTCGCAGTTCCCCAATGTAGGAAGCTGCGAGCTTGTAACGAATCTGTCCCAGACAAACCTGCCCTATCAAGAATTGCATTAACGAAACCTGCGCACCATGCGATTCTTGCGGGATCAATGTCCATTAAATTACGAAGCGTTGTACGATCTTTATGAGCATGAAGCCCTTCGTACTGCTTCGCTACAGTCACAGGATCTTTACCTGACACACTTCTTCTTTTTTCCTTCGGATGAGTTTGACTCACCGTCAGGGTTTTCTGATACTCCTGTCTCCAAAATGCTCCTGGAGAATCGTCATCATTAGTGTAGGCTGTGACTGGATTACTTTCTGGTGTAACTCTATTCTTATGTTTAGGCGCTGCACACGCAGTCGTAAATAAACCAAGCATAGAAATTACGATTACTGTTTTTAGAACTTTCATTCTATCTCCTGTTTTGGCTTTCGCTACGAAAGGAAGATATAATGACGTATCTTATCTAGACGTTAGTAATTGCTCCACACGAACTTTCATTCGTCCTTGCGAAATTAGACCCAATTCTTGGGCACCTCCTCTCGAAATGTCTAGATCCACGCCTTTCGTAAAAGGACCACGATCATTTACTCTGACAACGATGGATCTGTTGTTGTCAGGATTTGTCACTCGCAACATAGTACCGAATGGATACGTTCTATGTGCAGCTGTGGCCCCGTTGGGGTTAAAACGCTCACCAGATGCTGTGTATTTACAGCACTGATACCAAGTCGCATTTACATAATATGGGTTGGAATACGCATCAACCAGAGGCGTGCATGCAGCCGCCGAGGTGAATACAACCATAGCTAAGAAAAAGTTGCGCATTTGATATTTAGGCAAAGTGGTACTCCCACTAGGATTCGAACCTAGGATCAGACCGTTATGAGCGGCCGGCTTTAGACCTCTAAGCTATGGGAGTTAACTCGTTAGAAATCGCGGACCGCTTGGGCACGGACTGGATTGTCGATGAATGTTTTGAACTCTTCGAATGAAGCGAACTCAAGACCGCTCTCAGTCTTGAAGAAAGGAACAGAACGAACGTTAGGAAACTGTTCCATAAACTCTTCACGAGTAATATCACGACCGATTTTGATTTCGGTATAGTGTTCGTTTTTTGTATTCATCAGTTCTTTAGCACGATCGCACCAAGTGCAGTTATCTTTACTATAGATCGTAATCACTATACAATTCTCCACTCTTTTGTTTAAAATGATATCCGTGTGCAGCTTTCCACTCGCGAAGGATTTCTTCTTGATCTCTTCTAGCCTCTACCTCCCAAGGAAGATCGAAGTAAGATCCGCTTCCGCGACCCTCAGCTTTAACCATTTTGTTTTTCCATTTGCAATAGTCTGCATGGGCTGCTAGATCTTTGAGATCACCTGTCGCATATTGTCTAATGTGAACTATCTCATGAGCGAGCACGCGGAATAGCATTCTATCTTTAATGAAATTGCACAATTCCATATCGTATTCGCGAGGTCGATGATTGTCATCTTCCCAGATCACTGAACCGTATATATTGGAGTTCTTCAGTTCACTTGAAATGCGAATCTTGAGGGTGATGTTGCTCGCTAGTCTGTTGCCTAGTGTGTAACCAAGCATCCAGCGAGCAGCGTTCTTTACCAGTTTCCTCTTATGCGGGCTTCCACCTGATACGCTTATTTGAGCGCCATTATTTGAGTATTCCGATTCGTCTGGGACCATAGCGCCTCCCTTATCGAAAATATCATTATACTCTACCTGTGACTGGCTGTCAACACTATTTAGGTCAACCGAACTTGAAATTATTGAACTTGGGCTTGGGTTTGCTACGTTCACGATCTTCCATACCGAATTTAGAGTTATCCATTACAGCCTCCGAACGGCGGGTCTTACCGCCACGGCTGTCATCAATGATATCATCCTGAGCAGCCTCGTCAAGATCGAACAGGCGCATTTTAACGCGATCGACGCCAACGAAGAACTTGCGATGATCTGAGGGATCACTATAGCGATTCTTCAGCTGTTTAACCATTAGCTGACCACGCTCGTCCATACCCTCATCACGAACCAGAGCAATCATGAAGTCCGCTGTAGCTGGCAGACCAAACGATTCTGAAGTATCTTCAAGCCCAGGATCGCTGTTTGCATAACCAGAACGAGTCGTTTGTGTAGCAGATACGATAGGAAGATTCTTTTCGACTGCAAGACCACGAAGCTCTTCTGCGATAGCCTTGATGTATGTATAGCTGTTTACATTCGAACCTTGCTTGATCCGCGAAGAACAACAGATATTCAGATAGTCGATATAGATGATATCTGGAATGAAGTTGCGCTTCAGATTCAGTTCGTTCAGTAGATGGCGGAAATGACCAACGTGTGCTGAAGCAGTTGGATATTCCTTGATGATCAACTTACCCTGTGTCTTAGTTTTAAGGCGAGCGATCTTGTTCTCATACAACTCTTTAGGAAGTTGTTTGATATCTTCTGTAGCAATGTTCAGGAGATTTGCGTCGATACGTTCAGCGATACGTTCTTCAGCCATTTCCATAGTAATGTAGAGAACGTTCTTACCCATAGCAAGATTAGCTGCTGCGAAGTGACACATAGCCAACGTCTTACCGACACCAGTACCAGCAAGGATAATGTTTAGGGATTTACGAGAAAGACCACCACGAGTAATCTTGTTTAAGAGCTCGAGATCAAACGCGATCTTTTCTTCTAGTCTGTGATAGTATTCATAGCGGTCTTCAAAGTCATCAATGAAATCGTGACCGATATGGCTATCAAATGAAACACCAAGAGCTTCTGACAGAATTTCAGGGATAGAGTTCTTAGTTCTGTTTTTATCTTTACCATCAAGAATCGCGATACTATCCATGACGGCATTGAACACTGCACGTTCCTGACAGAACGCTTCGGTTGACTCAAGGAGCCAATCCATCGTTACAGGTTCAGGTTCAACAAGCGCACGAACCAATTCCATCGAACGCTTGTGATCTTCTTCGCTTAGATTACTACTAGACTCAATCTCAATCCCGATCGCTTCGCGAGTCGGGCGAGCATTATACTTTGTCATGAAGTCAGCGATCCGCTTGTAAACAATACGTTCGGACGAATCGCTGAAATAATCTTCTTTGAGAAATGGTAGAGTCTTACGGGCGAAGTCTTCGTTATGAACCAGATTCTTTAGAATCGTCAGTTCGATCTTCATTCCCAATCCTTCCTACTTGATTCATTAGAATATCATGTAAAATACAAGCAACGGTTTCTTCGAAACGATCTTTCATCTTACCTTCAAACATACCGTCTGACCAAAACTTTTCGACGATATGATAGTTGAAAAGCAGCATGGGATCATCTTCGTCTTGACCGCCAATTTTCATATTCTCGTAATGATAGACGACGCCTTCAAATTCACCTTCTTCGATTAGAATGCATACGAAGTTAGGCACATCGTTTCTATCTATTTGATTATAGCGTACTGCTACAGGATTGTCAACGACGTTTACCATTTTGAATCACCTTGATACCCATCGTATAATTTTCAGCAGCAGCCTCAGCCCAGCTTTGGCTTTTATCGATGTACTTTTCTGTTAGAATGAGATCTTCGTTTTCGTAGAAGTCCACATGGAAGTTTCCGTTATACTTATGGACTTCTGCTCGCTTAGTTTTATCATCGTTCCAATACTCACTGATCAGCATCTTCCTCGTCCTCCGAAAGAATAGCGCCGTGCGCGATTGAGTACTTCTCCTTGATGTACTTAGCGAAGTCAGTTTCCTTAAATACAGCTTTCCAGAAATCTGCGTTATCTACAATATCACCAGCTCTCATGTTGGGAGCAAGGACTTCTCCCGTTGACTTATCTACTCGAGCATACCAACCAACTTTAGGCTTAGCAATATACCCGCCATCAATAGCCACGTCCAGTAGACCGCTCCACCGATTAATACCTCCCTCATAGTTGATTGTAATAGGGATCTTGGATTTTTCTTTAACATAGCGCGACTTCTCCACGTTAATCACAAAGTGATAGCCTTGGATACCATCGGAGTCTTTATCTTGCTGACGACCAAGAATCCAGATGTTATCTGAACCATAGTACGAACCAGTGCCACCACCGACGATATCCTTTGGATACAGACCGATCTCTTTATATGTATGATTCACCACGACCATAGGAATATCTTTCATGGTCAGATAAGGCGTAATCATACGGAACAGCGACTTGAGCTGCTTCGCACGAGACATATCAGCAACAGACTTTTCGTTCAAAGCATCTTCGACTTCTTTCTTAGAAGCCAGATTACCAATAGAATCAATAACAATCATAACACGCTCACCACGTTCAATCGCAGTAAGCTGCTTCATGATATCAAACTTGAGCTGCTCGACATCCATGACTGGAGTATGAACAACAGAATCAAATGGGATACCGAATGTGTTGAAGTACGACTGCGGAGTACCGAACTCCGAATCGTAAAAGAGAACAACACCATCAGAATACTTACGCAGGAACGCAGAAGCCATAAGCAACGCGAAACCAGTCTTAAAGTGCTTCGACGGACCAGCCAGCATAGTGATGCCAGGAACCAGACCACCGTCTACCGAGCCAGACAACGCAACGTTGATCATAGGCACAGTGGTTGGAATGACGTCTTTCTTAGTGAAGATCTTAGAATCTTCGAGAGTGGCTGTAAACGCAATAGTTGAATTCTTAATGAGCTTTTCTTTAAGTGACATATTTCACCTCCATGATCATATTACTGTATAACATCATAATTGTCAAGACTTTTTTTCTATTGTGATCGGTTCCCATAGATCTCCGTCTGTAGTAACTGCTTCTAATCTATCGACTTCTTTACGAAGATCCCTGCTGGCTGCGATGATAAGGAGAACAGCGAGCGGGTCGATGACCAGAACCAGAAGTAGAATCATGATACGGATAGCTGCTTCTAGATCTTTCTCGCTATCTGCGCCATAGATAAGTTCTGCAACGTAGCGGATAGGTCCGACTTCTAGCTTGATAGCTCGTGTCGCTTTGAGTAGAGGAGCTTTCTCATCAAGCAGACTGTCGATATTCTTTTGGGCGTCTTTCATCTCAGCAGCGATAGTATCACGCTCTTTCTTCTGCTGATTGCGCAATTGAAGTGCAGTCTGGGCTCGGTTGTTTCTGTCGATGATAGAGTTGATAGCTTTATCAAGCTGACCCAGCTGTTGCTCAGATCTAGTGATACGCATGCGCTCGCGAGCGATGGCTTCGTCGATACGTTCAATCTTAGCTGATACGTCACCGCTCGGTGCGACTTGATCCAGATGTGCTTTGGAAAGGAAACCGAAGATACCCATGCTAGTTATAAGCATGAGAATGAGCAATGCTGAAGTGAAATATGTTTTCATCATCAGCGGAATATACTTCCAGTTCCTATAGAGCCAGGAAGCAAGAATGATCTTACCGAACTCTAAAGTTCCGCCAAGTATAATGATCGCAAGAGATGCACCTGCGAAGATAGCAACAAGACCTGTTACTGAGTACCACGCAGCGACAACGGAGAGTGCTATCCCCGTTGCCATAATCATCCAACGATCTAAGTTAAA